GCTATCGCATAAGAGTCGGCAGGCTTAAGGTCAGCAATGTTTCTCCCAAAGCATTCGCACCAGATCTCGGCGTTGCTCACTTCGGTACGCCTGACGGTTCCCGTCTCGGACGTAAGGTCGCCCTGAAGGAAGTCGCGGCGCTTATAGATATCCATGTCGTTCCAGTTTTCGGGAAGGAGCTTTTCAAGATACTCCTCGACAAGTCCCTGGCGTTCATCCGATTCCATTGCAAGCTTCTGTGCTTCCTCGGCCTGCTCGAGAAGGTCACCCTCGAGATAGAGCTTTTCGCCTGCCTCGTAGTAAGCCTTCGCCTCTGCCCATATCTGGTCGCGCACCTCCGGCGTAATTTTCCAATGCACCGCCTTTTCCGTCTGGCGGCACTTCACGATCCAGAAGCGGCGGTTACCTGTAATATCGCGAAGATACCCATGCTCGCCGTTTACGGTTGCGACAACGACGCACTGCCTCGGATGGCTTTCCACGACCTTGCCGTAGCTGGGACGGTACTTGTCATCAGAAGTGGAGAGGAAGGACTTCACCTTCTCGACATCCGCCTTCTTCATGCCGGCAAGCTCACCGATTTCAATGATCCAGAAGCCCTGGAGCTTTTCCGCACCGGACTTGTCATCCATATCCGTAAGGGAGAGGGCATCGGAGAAGTATTCATCACCTGCCGAGTGCCTTCCACATGGTGCTCTTGCCGATACCCTGCGCTCCGTCAAGAACGGGGACGGTATCAAACTTCGTACCGGGATGGTAGATACGTGCCACGGCAGCGACTAAGGTCTTTCTTGTAACAGCGCGTACATACTTCGTGTCATCGGCCTGAAGGTGCTTTATAAAAAGCTCATCGAGGCGCGGTACCTTATCCCACTTAGGCAGTGCATCCAGGTAATCACGCACAGGATGGAAACGCCTGTCGTCCGCAACCTTCGTAAAACTTACATTGTGGTTCCTGTCGGAAAATGCCACATAGCGCACGTCAAGGATTGCCTTAAGCTGCGCCGTGTCCGCATCCCTCCAGAACTTGTTGTCGGTCGGTCTGTCCCACGGAACCTTGCCGATGACCTGGATGCGGTTAGCCATCTCGTTATATGCAAATCCGCTAAAATCCGGGTCATTATTTAATATCAGCATCTCGTTCCACACGCTGTTCTGAAGGACTGTGCTGCGTGTCATGTACTGCAGCTTTGTCTTCCAGTCATCGCCCGAGTCATCGTCTGATGCAAAATCCTCACCTGCCTGTTCCTGCTTTTCCTTTAAGAGAAGAAGCTTAACCCTGTCGCATCCGGAAGCAAAGTCCATCATTGCCTTATAGGAAGGCTGCTTTGACGGAGCCGCATCGTCCACAACATCCTTATCAAGGTCGCGGAACTTATGAATCCGCACAAGGTCAAAGGCGTTAAGGAGCTTCATGCACGCAGGGTCGGTGGAGTGGTGGGAGTAGAGGAACTTATCGTCATAGACGACAACGCCCGCAGTGCCTTCTCCGGGAATATAGTCATACCGCCCGTCCTCATCAGTAGGCGCATACACATCGGGCAGGATTTCGGATATTACAAGCGAAATGGGATATGCCCTGCAGAACGCGCCGAGGACTCCGGGCTTTGTAAGCGGGTCGGCCTGCTCACTTGCACCGTGGTCTTTTACGCAGGACTCACGGGAGGATACAGGCCAGGTGCTTGCATCGCGCCAGTCGTCATACTTTGCAAGATAATCATCGGGGTTAAGCGCGTCTCCGTCCTTTTCCTTAAAAACGAACTCGCCGTTTGCGGAAGTGGAGGGCCAGTACATCAGGCGGTTCGCCTCGTACGTGCTGTCATCGAACATGTCGATTCCGACCTCTTTTGCGAACATCCTGGCGACCGGCTCGTATTCCGCCTCACTGACCTCGCGGGTAAGGGGAATGACGATACGAAGCCTCGGGTTCTCAGGCGTATGCTTATGCGTTGAGTGGCAAAGAAGGCTGTACGGGAGTTTGCTTAAAGTACTGTCCCACACGTCCGGCTCGCCGAAGTCCATGTCGAGGGTGAGCATGGAGCGGCAAAGGACATAACCTTTCTTACGCCTGCCGTTTCTTAAATGCCCGCCGACGAAGCCTCCGATGTCCTTGATATCCGCCTGCTGCGCCTTGCTCATTTTTCTGTATTCCTCCACGGTCTCGGTGGTCTTAACCGTGGAAGAGAGTCTGCCCTTAAGGGCGTCCATCGTAATGTCGCCGTTCTTCCATTTGACGGATTTGCGGCTGTTTCCGGTAGCGTATTTCATCAGTCGTCCACCTCCTTTGCGGCATCCTCTAAGGTCTTCGTTATGAACTTAAGTGCCTTGATCATGGTCTCAAGCTCGCAGTCGCCGCCGAGGAATACCTCGAAACCCTGTGAGCCGTACCTTGTGGTATAGGCGTGAACCTGCATGTCCGTGCCGCCCATATCCTCGATGCGGAAGTAGCTGCGGCTTCCGTGTCCGGTGTCGCCTCCGTGGTAGCCGTTGGAGCCGGCTTCGACTGCGAGGATGTTGCAGCTTGTGACCTCGCGGCAGTAGGTCTCGATTTCCTTATCGAACACGACCTTTGTTTTTTCTTTTACTTCGTACATGGCTTAAACCTCCTTACATTCATCTGTGAAATAGCGAAGACGGTAATTTTTCCACTTCGCGCGTTCTATCTCTGCCTTCATTCCGCTTGAAATCCTGTCTCCGAACACCCACACTTCCGAGCACTTGCTCATGACGGCGTTTCCGAAGAAGAGACCGAGCTCACGCTCATTCGGGTCTTCGTCATCAAGAAACTGGGGAAACAGAAGATGCGGCGCTATCGGGATGTATCCCATATCCACCGCAAACCGGCTGTACCTTCTTGCGGCGATTGTGTTTTTCTCGGTATCGCCTGCAAAGGGAGAGCAGATATAGACGATGGGACGGAAGGCACGAAGGGATTTTCTTTCTTCCTTCTCGATTCCCGAAAGCGCCTTATGGCAGGTGGGGTCGGGATAGCCTTCGCTGTTGAATCTGCTGATACTCAAAGTTCGTCCTCCTTTCCGGGCAGACTTAAAAGGGTGTCCGCCTCCTATACTCCACTGGAGATGAACACCCTTAATTGACGAAGTGAAATTAATCTTTTTTATAAAATGACGTCTCGTACCCGTCGGCGCGAAGAAGTAAGCCCTTAGCCCAGGGCGGCGTGCGTCCCATCTGTTCGCAGACCGCATCAAGGGACATAGCCTCATCCGCCTCGATGACAAGCTCGTCATGGATGTGCATCACGATGGAGCAGCAGCGGAGCGTCTTCATGGCATACATCAAAATATCCCTTGAGGTCGCCTGGACGATGTTCTCGACGAACTTTGCGCCGTAGGACTCTAAACGTTCCCATTTCTTCGTGCCGCCCACGCCTTCATAGGTAACGGACTCACCGCCGAAGCGGTTCATTCCGATCTTCGGCTTCACGTAGGCAAGGTTCCTGCCTGAGGGAAGGGTGATAAAGAGCATGCCGGAGCGGCAGGTAAAGGTAATGCCGTGGGTTCCGGTCTTTGTCTTAAGCTTTACCGCCTCCATGACGGCGCGGTCCACGTCCCACCAGAACTTCACGATGCGAGGGTTCGGACTGACGCCACGCCTGAACGAGACCCGGAAGCTCATCCTCGGTAAGACCCATTTCAAGCGCACCCATAGATTTAAGCGCACCGACGGAGCCGCCGTAGCCGAGCGCGAGCTCGCAATTTTGCCTTTCTGCCTTAAATGGCCGTTCACGCCGTGCTTTTCAACGGGAACCTTAAACATCTGTGAAGCGGAGGCGCAGTAGATATCCCCGCCGTTTGCAAATACGTCCTGCCTCCAGGTCTCGCCCGAGAACCATGCAATGACTCTGGCTTCAATCGCGGCAAAGTCCGATACGATGAACTTATGTCCCGCCGATGGGATAAAGGCGGTGCGGATAAGCTGGGAGAGGGTATCGGGCACATCTTCATAGAGGAAGCTTCACGCCGTCATAGTCGCCGGAGCGGACCAGAGCACGGGCAGAGGAGAGGTCGGGAAGATGGTTCTGGGGTAAGTTCTGAAGCTGGATGTGGCGTCCCGAGAAACGCCCTGTACGATTCGCACCGTAGAACATGAACATTCCTCTGGCTCTGCCGTCCTCGCAGACCGTATCCTGCATGGCCTTATATTTCTTTACCGATGATTTGGCAAGCTGCTGGCGGAGGGTGAGGGCTTCGACAAGCTCAGGAGGCGCGGTCTTAATCAGTTCTGCCACGGCCTTCTTATCAAGGGAATCCGTCTCAAGCCCGTTATCCGCAAGCCACTGCTTCATCTGCGGTACGGAGTTCGGGTTATCAAGATCCGTAATCTTCTTCATTGCCGCCATAAGCTCCGTCCTTGAGCGCGTATCCATAGCGATAGCCTCGTTAACAAGCTTCATGTCAATAAGAACGCCGCGGTCGTTTATCTCCTGGTCGATGTGATACTCGTCCCAGACAAAGTCCGGAACGGGGAAGGAGGCAAGGCGCTTCTGTATCCCCATCTCGGTCTCAACGTCCCGGATGTTGTAACGCTTGAAGGCTTCCCACTTATCAGTATCGTGGAAGGGCATATTTCTGGTGCGTCCGCCGTTTGCCTTGGTCGGGGCGCAGGGCTGACAGAAGTATTTGATTAAGTCCTTGCCTTCCGTAAGCTTCTGCTTCTCAAGCCCCAGCACGGCACCGACGCCTTCGAGGGAAAGCGGAAGCCCCATCGTAGCAGCCCAGACCATCGAGCACTTCCAGCTTTCGGGGTTCAGATACTTTGCCTTTTCGGTGGAAAGCGGATGATTATCATGGAACGGGTCAAGGGAGATACCGAGGTCAGAAAGATAGCGCGATAAACAGATCCGTTCAAAGGAAGCGTTGTATGCCCACTTGGTAACGGAGTCATCGGTAAGTGCGTTTATAATCTCCTTAGGAATCTCCTCACCGGATGCAAGGTCAATAAGCCTCACGGGAGAAGAGTCCACGCTGTAGGAAAAGAGCAGTATTTCAAATGAGGGAGACTCTGCATAGCGGTACACGCCAGCCTTTTTAAGCGAGACGTCGCTGTAGGACTCAATATCTATACTTAAATTTTGCATAATTTGTCACCGTCCTTAAAAGATAAGGAGCGGCAGCAGAACTTATGCCACCGCTCCTATAGGGGTTAATTGGTACTATTCGTGTTTCTTAGCTGAGGAAGTCGTCATCGTCATCGGTTGCGAAGTCGGACTCTGCGCTAGCCTTGCTTCCGAGAGGCTCGCCGTCCTTCATCTTCTGAAGGTTATTGAGCCCACACGCGATGCCTCTGTTGCCTGAGCTGTTAAAGGCATAAAACGTGATGCTTGCTCTTCCGTAGACTCCGGAATAAACCTCGGAGCGGGAGAGGATGGGATTAAGATCCGCATCCACGATGCCGGGAGCAGAGGTCGCATTGGCGTTAACGAAGTAGCTGTTCGCATAAGCCGGATCGTCCGGACGCTCCGCATCGCCGTCACGAAGAGGAGTCTTGATGACGGAGAGGGCGGGTACGGACTTGCCGTTGCCCTTAAGCTTTGCCTCGCCTTCCTTGTATGCCGCCTCGATGGCCGTCTTGATCTTCTCAATCGTGCGGGTGTCGGACTTCGGGATGATAAGGCTTACGGAATACTTGGGAGTGCCGCCGTTAATGGACTTGGGCTCCCAGACGTTCGCATAGCTCCATCTTGTGTCTGCACCGGTGATTACCTTCATGGGATTGGTTGTCTTAATGTTCTTACTCATTGTCATTTACCTCCGTAAAATCATTTTTTGCTGTATTCATAGCCGGACGCTTGTCGCTCTCCGGTACGAGTGTGGGTTTGCCCTGCGGCTTTTCGATTAAGCCTGACAGGAGTTCTTCGAATCTGGTCTTGCCTAACATCTTCTGCATGGCAGTGATGCCGAGGACTTTCTTTTCATAAGGGTCGTATCCTGCGCCTTCCACGGCGGCAGCGACAGCCGAATCGCTTATGTACTTGCGGTTGGAGCGGCCTTCGACCAGCTTGAAGCCGTCCCAGTTCTTACCGCTGATTGCCTGCTGCAGTGCGTACTCCTTGATGTCGGACGCCCAGGAAATCATGTCGTCGAGCTGACCGAGGATTACCTCAATCTCGGTGTCCGTAAGAAGCGGCGGGAGCTTGAAGTCGTACTGTGCGAGCCTAAGGTTTGCCTCAGCCCTTGCGCGGCACTCGTTCTTTGCCTTGCAGAATCCGCACCACTCGCCGCAGAGGAAGTTTCCGTCACCGGCAAATGCAAGCTCTGCCGTGGGCTTTAATACTTCGTCCGCCCATGTATAGAGGGCATCCTTGTCAATCTCGAAGGTGCTTACATTGCTGCGGCGCGGCTGGTAGATGGTCATGCTTACATCGGTGATGTCGTAGATGTCATCGAAAAGCTCCAGGGCACCCTAAGGCGTAGCACTTCATCTGAGGATTATTCTCTGCCGAAACCAGTACTCCGAGACCGTGCTTGTAGTCGATGATCCGAAGCGTTCCATCCGCAATAATGATGCAGTCGGCAGTTCCGAAGCCCTGTTCTACCCAGCGGGAGAAGTCCACACGCTGCTCGATGAGGACGACCGGGTCGCTGCAGGTTTTCTTTGTTTCCTCGACCTGCTCCATCACAAAGCCTGCATAACCTTCCGCGCAGTCCTCCATCTCTTCGTTGTAATAAGAGAGGTTTTCTGTCGGGTCGGCAGATTCAATGCCGAGAGCGGTCTTAAGCTTATGCTCGCAGAGCGAATGTGCATCGGTTCCTTCCAAAGCATAGTTGCTGCCTTTATCCTCGTAGGTCTCACAGAGCCTTGCAGAAGGCGGGCAGTGAAGCCAGCGCTCGGAAGAGGAAGCGGATAATAATGCGTGTTGTGTCGGCATATCAAAGCACCTCCGCATCCCTTAACAGGGCTTCATAGTGCTTTGCGTCGACCTCGGAGAGCTTGGCGGCTCCATACTTCTTAAGAAGCTCGCGAACCTCTGCGGTGTGGCCGGCACGGGACTTGTCTGCAAGAACGCTCCTGACCTCCTCAAGCGTGAGAGCGGGCTTTGCCTCGGGCTCCTTTGCGGCATCCTTGGCTTGGCAGGTGCCTCACCGGAAAACATCTTTGAGAGATAGTCGGCTGCATCAGAGATAACAGCGGCTGCATTCTTCAGTTCTTCGATTGTCTGTGCCATGTCTGACATTTTGCTCATGTCTTTTACCTCCTTCCCTGGATTGTCTTTGTGCGGCGAGAAGAGAGATGTTCCTCGCCATTCGGGCTGATACGCGGCTGATTGCGTACAGGATTTCAGCAGTCTCGATGTCATATCCGCCCGAGTCGCAGTAGTGCTTGTTCATGCCTTTCACCTCGCTTTCTGAAGGATGTTTTTCGTTCCCTTCACTCTCCACTGGAGATGAGAGGTGCCGATTGACGAAACAAAATGAAAAAATTTCAAAAAATATCCGGCTGCCTCAAAAAGGACAACCGGATACCGGGTTAAATGGTGATAGAGTTACAGATTAGAAGGGAAGGTCGTCACCGAATTCCTCCTTTAAAATCTCCTTTGCCTTCTTAATGCGTGAACGGAAGGTATTACGATTAATGCCGATGATGTCCGCAATATCATCGTCCTTCATGTTCTTAAGACGAAGCTCACCGATAAGCTTTGCCTCGGGCATAATCTCTAAAAGACGCTTAAGGAGCTGCTCCATAAGGATCTGATCGAGAATCACTTCCTCAATCGGGTCCTCACCGGAAGGGAGGACATCGCCTAACGTCGATTCGATACCGTCCTCGGACTCAACCGGTGCATCGAGTGAAAGCATGTCGCCCGGTGCATGGAATTCGCAGTCCTCACACATGCCGTCGCAGAGCCACCACTTACTCCTGGGGCACATGCAGCGACCGTGGAACTGTTCACGCTTGCGCTTGTTGGTACGCTCGCGGTCGAATTCCTTGTACTGCTCCGGGGTTACTTCAAACCACTGACGGGTGGTTTTGTCGTAGATGCGATAGGGTTTATTGTTACCGTTGTTACTATTTACTTTTGTCATGAGATTTACTCCTTTCGATTTGCTCGAAACGGAGTCAGTCCCATGCAAAAGAGCGCAGAAGGCCAGCCTGCAACAAGAGTCAAACTCCGTTTCAGTTGACCAACCACGCTCGTAGGTTGGAATTATTCAGTTATCCCACTGCATTGGTTCGAGCCACCCGTGTACTTGAGGTGAACCGCAGCAGCGGTGGGTAGTTTTACACCATGCCCGGGGTGATTGAATTATCTAAGGTCTGCGTCTACAGCGTAGATTTCACTAAAAGCATCCATGAGGTCCGAATCTCTTAATTCATCGGGATAGGAAACTCCATACTTACCAAGAATGAAATCAACCGTATCGCTGTTTCCCTGCTGGGAGACGATGAAAGAAATCGAATCTTCGATGCTTGCGATGTAACTCGCACGTTCATCTAAAGTCATAACTTTCTCCTTTCCCCCGAACCGCCCTGCCCACAAGAGGGTCGGTGTAATAATCTCTGCCGCGATGTTGGGCGACTATTGATCGGATAGTCCATCGTCAAGCAGGAAATCGGAGAGTCCTTTTCGCGAACAATTTATTTGATGTTTGGGCTGAATTGTGATATAATGTTCTCTGAGTTTTCAGCCCTGAAAATATTGCAAAAAAAACTTTTTTCCGAGGTCAAGGCAAGTATATAAAATGGCCTCTTATGACTTGGGGATAGTTTGGTTCAACTTGGTTCAAGATGGTTCAAAATCACGCGGAAGGAGGTCGAGCCATAATGGAATTCAAAACATTGTTTGATATCTTGAAAAAACATATGGCCGACGGTGATACCGTGCCTGCTTTTTTTCGCGAGTTGATGGCCATGATTACTGATGTCTCTGAGGATGAGTGGGGAACTGCAAAAGACCCATCCACGAAACATTCAGATGAAACCTTACGCACATATGCCAAGAGAGGCATGTCTCAAACTTTGGCGAAGAAAATTGTTTATAGACTTACGCCGGATATTCTGAAGGAAAGAATTGAAGAACATAATGAGACACAAAGACAAGGGCTTGCAGACGATCTAATTGGATATGATCCAACCGTCAATGCAGATAATGTTGCGGAATTTGTCTCTCAAACTATGGTTGAGATAGTACAAAGAAAAGCCGGTCTTGTTCCACAAGATAAGCT